GCTTAGTTTGTTCCAAGCCTTTTCTGCCGCCCTTTTTGCTACTTTTCTTGGATAAAGTTCCCAAAATGTCTGAAACATTGTATTTTTCCCCTGTTTTATCTTGTACCATTGCCTCTACTAAAGTGCATATTACCCCTTGTTGCACTAAAAATTTTAGCCCAGCTTTGTCATAACTTACTTCGACTTCGGCTGAACCATCTTTGTTTTCTTTAACTTTTTTTACTGTAATTTTCATTGTTTGCTCATGTGTGCGTTATTAAAGCCGTTTTGATAGCCATGATTCCAAATCTTTTGTAAATCTTCATAGGTATATGGCGATCCATCTAGCTTAACAATGTCTTTTAAAGTTGCTTCATAAATTGGTTCTTTAGTAGCTTCTTTATAAGCTCTATAACCCAACAAACCTAAATCTATAAAAATTAAACTTACAAATCCAACCCACCAGACTGTGCCAGCATTGAAATAATAAAGAAGTATTGCGGCAATAAAATAGTTCATTCTTATATCTTATATTAATTACTAATGATTAATTATCTTTACCTTTCGGAGAGCAAACCTAGCCTACCTAGGTTGCCTTCATACACTTTACCAATCGGTATCGCATAACCCGCCAGACTTACGAGGAGTAGGCTCTGGCTTCGCCACCTACATTGCGCTGTTTCATCCTCTTACCCTACTGGTAACGCTATAACCTTAGATCGCCACGATGTCGTTAGAGCCGCCAATCTAAGGGAAATGAAGTATATATCTATTTTTCGTCTTTAGGTATCAACTCAGGGAAAACGATATGCCAGGTCTTAGGCAAAAGGTCTTTTCTGGTGATTAATCCATGACTAGCAACTTCTAGGCTTGCGCCCAAAAATACATATTGTGCATGAGGTATGCCCTTTTTGCGCCACATAGAAACCGCTGGAACGCTGATGTTGCATAGCTTTGCTACTTTTGTGCATCCCCCCAAAAGGTCAATTATTTGGCTATCGGTAAAGTTTATTTTATTGTCCATTAGGTAATCTTAATGCTTTTGCCTTTATGGTTGCAAGGGCTTGCACATCTTTTTAAGCTATGTTAATGTATTGCTACCGAATGGTTCGGTGAGTAAAAAGGAGAAATTATGAGTAATGATATGGCTGATTTAGAACAGGAACTAAGCTGGATATTTATGGAACTAGAAACTGGTAGTCCTTTACGGAAAGATCAGATTGAAACCCTTAAATACGCTTGTGGGTTTAACCCAAAGCCTGTTTGTGTAAAGCACTTAGAAACTCTTTTTAATGACTTTTCAAATATTTTTAGGAACGCAAAATGATCGTGGCAGAAACTCAACAAAATACCAGTTACAAATTACCCCCAAGCGGATTAGTCCTTGGTAGCTTAGTACGCATCCTTGACTTAGGAACTCAAAAGGTTACTTGGCAAGGTGCAGTCAAAATGCAACGCAAAGTGATGTTTACTTTTGAATTGCATGGTGATGGCTACGCAATGGAAGATGGCAAGCCAATGGTTCAATCCAAACGCTACACGCTATCTTTAAATCAACAATCAGGTTTGCGGGCTGATTTAGAAAGCTGGGCTGGAAAAGGTTTAACAGACGATCAACTCAAAGGTTTTAACCTTAAAGACTTACTTGGAAAATGGGCTTATCTCAATCTCACCCATACCGAAAGAGATGGAAAGAATTATTGCAACATCATGGGGCTAAACCCAGCTCCATCATCAGTTGCTAAAGCTGGATTCCCAGACATTGCGAATCCTTTTATTTACTTTAACCTTCAAGAATATGACAAAGCTGTATTTGAAAGCCTGTCAGATGGATTGAAAAAAGTAATTATGGAATCTGCTGAATGGCAGAACTGTAATGGTGGCTCACCAAATGAGCCTGACACGCTAAACGATATTCCGTTTTAGAAAGGGTAATACCATGAATAGCACGATTAAAGACACGATAAATTCAACCGCCATTCGAACTTTTGAAGAAGTCGGATATGACGATGAAAGACCAGTTATGGCATTTAGTCGTGAAGGAATGAGGTCAGTCCTTAATACGGCTATTCGGGTATGTGCCGATCAAGTTAGTGATCCAGTTGAAAGAGAATTAATACTTAATTTAGGCGAATAGCCAAATTTATAGGGGGAAGTAAAAATGTTAGTAAAAAGTGAGCATAGCTCTGATGCTGGGCATTGGTATCACGCCGATACAGGCGAGCCAGCCTATACGATTAAGAAATCTGATGGCACAGGAATCCGCAATACAACGCTAAGAGATGCTAGGAAATTAAACTTAGTCCCATCAGTAACAACCATATTAGGGCAGATAACCAAGCCAGGGCTTCAGGTCTATCTAAACCAACAAATTCTTCTATCAGCTTTAACTTTGCCAAGGAATGAAAATGAGCCAGAACCAGCATGGTTGGAAAGGGTGTTATTTGACTCAAAAGAAGCGGGAAGAAAAGCCGCAGAAAGAGGAAATACCATCCATGCCATCATTGAAACTTACTTTGCCAATGAAGTTTATATCCCAGAGTACCCCAAGTATGTCTATGAAACGGAACAAGCCTTAGATAACGAGCTAGGACTTCATAAATGGGTCGCAGAGCAGAGTTTTGCTTCAAGCCTACGCTATGGGGGCAAATGCGACCTTTACGCCCCAGCAGACCCTTTAACAGACTTCCCTGGCGCAATTATTGATGTAAAAACCAAAGAAACCGACCTAGATAAGGTGAAACCCTATGATGAATGGCTCTATCAACTGGCGGCATACAGGCATGGTCTTGGGATGCCTGATGCTATTTGTGGTAATTTGTTTGTTAATGCTCTTACGAATCAAGTTCGACTCATCATTCATGATCCAGCCGATATTGCTGATGGCTGGGCTGTATTTTGCCATCTATTGCGGGTCTATCAGATAAAGAATAAACTTTAACATTGGGCGTGGCTGGAATTACCCCCTAGTTCCATACTCCTTCACACGATGCCACGCCCACCCAACTATGTCCGAAAGCGTAAAGAAGCAAATAGGACACCTTATAAGGGCGTTAAGCCGCCAATGTAGGATGCAGTAAGTTAGGGTTTTTGCGGCTTTCCACCTAACAAGTAGCAACTGCCAAATACAGCCCTAATACCTATAGGTATCAATACGGCTCATAAATTGAGCCTTATAAGTATCAAATACGGCTCATACTGTATAAAACCTCAGTAAATTATTTTTCATTTTCTTGACCTAGATCAAGATTTCTATTGTTAAGTAGGCTTAATATTTCTACATACCGCAACCAAGCGGGATATGTGAAGGAGTTAAAAATGAATGATTTTCAAGAAAACCCAAATGCAACTGAGCAATATTTTAAAACTCCAGAAGGTAATGTAATAGGTTGGACTAAATTGTTATTAATTAAATCAGAAGTTTTGTTATCAACTGGAAAAGAAATAGATATAAAAACAGCATTGAGAATAGTAGATTTTTTAATTTAATTAAATGCCCCTACGGGGGCAACTTTTACATAGCAAGTCTTGACACTATTCAGCTTGATTACACTAAGTGGAAAGACTAAAAAGACCTGACTTGCTATCTTTTATATAGGGGGATTTATGGCATCAAGAATTGATATTAGACGGGTATTTGAAGCACCAGCACCTTGCGATGATTGTTTGCAAAGATACATCTGTGAAGAACAAGAGTTGGCTTGTCGTGCCTTCTCAGGCTATGTAGTTAATGGAAAAATCTATGACCATACCAATAGACAGCCTACGCATAATTTATTTAACCGCATCTTTAAAGACGATGATCCAAAAGCATTAACTAATTATCTAAAGTCTATAGATGCTAAACAAGGGAAGTTATCACTATGAGCAAAATTATTGATTGGATTGGAGTAATTATTTTAGGCATTATTCTTGGCGTAATGTTTGGTTGGGGTTTTTAATGACCACCTTTACTACTGAGGATCGTCTTATTGCCGAAAAGGATGGAAGTTTAACTATTAACTGTGAAGGAGAATCAACTGTGAGCACAAGAAATATTGGAATGGTAGGTAAAAGCTATAAATCGGCTTCAGAGGCATTTAAAGATGCTGACTATGCTACTGCCATACAACGACCTGAATCGTCTGATTTCAGCGGTTTTGGTGCGTTCTTGGGGGCATTAGTGTTTTTGGGCGTATTTGCCTATGGATTCTGGCTAACTATTGGGAGATTTTAATGAACGCAAATGAACTAGCCGAATGGCTTGATTGTAATTGTGCTGAAGTACCAATCAAAAAATGGGTTAATGATATTCCAGTAAATGAAATGACAAATTGTGCAGATATGTTGCGCCGCCAACAAGCTGAAATAAAAGCATTAAGGGAACAACTTAAATATCTTGAAACACAAGTTTATGGGGGCATTACAAAGTGATTGAAACAATAGTTAAGCCGCCACAGAGTTTAGATAATGACATTGCGGTTATGAAAATTATTCAGCTTATGGGGCAATTAAGTTTGAACGATTTAAGTTATATTTTGCAGTTGGTTGCCAAAGTGTATCTTGCCGCTGAAAAGGGGCATGAATAATGAGCTTTGCCGCCGATCTTGAACGAGGGTTAGAAGTTGAAAGAAAAGTACTCAAGATAATCCAAAAGAAGTATCCACAAGCCCATATTGTTACCGCCCTTAAAGAGTATGACATTTGGATTCCAGAGATTGAAAAGGGCATAGAAGTAAAATATGACCCTATGAGTTGCAAGACGGGTAATATCGTTATTGAGTTTGAGATGAATGGCAAACCATCAGCTTTAATGGCAACTGGGGCTGATTGGTGGATTTTTTATGATGGCGAGGTTGTATTTTCTTTAACGCCTAGAGAAATTACACAAGTGATCTTTAATAAGATGCTTACTTATAGGATGTTTACAGGGATTGGCGATATGTTTGCCAAGAAAGCCTTTTTAGTACCTAAAGATTGGCTAATAGAGAAAAGCCGCATCTTAGAAGATAACCGCTTTTAAAGCATTGTTAAAGCAATAGCCTTTTCTGATTCAACTCGATTGAGCCAACCCTTACCAAAAGTAGGAAAAGTTTTAAGGGAACGATAAAAGTTTTCTTTAGCCTGGCTAAACTTTTCTACTAAATCTTTTGGATCATGCCCAGCGATAAATTGAAGTGTTCGTGGACCAATCACGCCATCTGGAGTTGCGCCTACACATTCCTGAATACGCTTGGCAGACGATCCGATCCCTGAATTAATAGCAAAGCTAAAAGCTAAGAAATCAATGCCTGTAGGTAGGGCATCAGCCTGAATAGGAGTCCAGTATTTCTTTTTATAAAACTCACCTACTTGCTCTTTAGTAAGAGATTTCATATCCGCAGTTGATACTTTATGTCCTAAATAGGTTTCCCATGCCGCCTGAGTTACTCCCATATTGGTACAACCAGCACGACCATCATCTAGTTTGTTGCCAGGATCACGAGGATCATCAGTAAAACCACCTTCAGCCTTTAATACTGCTTCTAAGGATTTACTAAAATTATTAATCATTTAATGCCCATTTGTTCATTAAGCCATTCTTGCAAACTAACTAATTGCTGGGTTGTTTCTGCACATTGTCCAACAAGAACTGAGTAGGCGGCACTAGCATCAAACGGCTTGGGGGAGATGCCTGAATTGGTGGACACGCCGCTGGAATTGGGCTGGCGCACCCCATTAGCGTAATACTGGCGCAACAGAGCAAGTTTCGCATCATATTCATTTTGTATTCCTTTTGTTATGAGTTCTTGCTGTGTCCGAATGGATTTAACTTTTTCTTCTTGTGCTTGGGCGGCAATTTCAACTGACTTCTTGTATTCAACATATCGTGAATAGCCCATCCACCACCCAGAACCGAAAGCAATAGACAACACAGCACCAATAATTGCCAACTTTGCATAATCAATCATTTCTTACCTAACGGCTGAGTTGTTAAAAAGCGCAGAATTGCACAGATAATACCTACACCCATAAGGGTATAACCATAAACTTGTGGATTAATAAAGGCTTGTATTGCTGGCAAAGTATCAGCTAATGCGCCAACAACCACTAAAGCAAAAGAGAACCACATAGTTCTCGATTTCATCATAGACTTCATTTCCAATGAATTTTTACAAAGTCTATGGCGTAATAAGCAAAGGCTAATAATCCTGAACTAATTAAACCAATAAATGTTTTATCAATGACTGCTTGTCTAAATGCGGCTTTTTTAGCTTCTGCTTCGATTGCTAATCTAACCCATTTAACTTCATCATCTGAAAGCGGATGGCTTTCTACGGCTTCGGATATTACTTCTTTAAGCAGATTTTTTAATTCTTGCTTATCTATCTCATTTAAAGTCATAGCAACTCCAGATAATCGGGTTTATTAATCAATCTTATTTTATCTGGAATTTACAGGCATTTTATCACTTCTTCTGGAGAAGTAAATGCTTGTGCATTATATTCAGTAAAATCCCACCAAAGGAACTGATTAGGGGTTAAGGTTGCTCTATCTTTAAGCAAATTAGTGTTTTCAGCATGACCAAAGATTAATGGATCAGATACAGACCAAAGAACAATACCTGGCTTTGCTTCACTCCATGCAAGATGTTGAAAGAAACTATCAACTGCAATCCAAGTGCGGCAATCTTTAATAAGCTGTCTTAATTCAATGATTGGCAGATTCTTGCGAAAGTCATCTACAAGTTGTTCTTCACCTTCTACCCCAACTTGAATAATAGGTTCATTAATAAGAGCAATTAATTCTTTCCAATAGGGATAGTTTTTAGGGTTTTGTTTGCCGTTTTGAAGTAGCTTGGCATAGGGATGAATGATTATCATAAATAGAGCTTTCTATAAGCGTTCTCAAGGCTATCAGCCCACTTCCATTGATCCATTTTCTTATAGATACTATATTGGTCTAAATCACCAAAAAGAGCTTTAGCTTCGGCTATAGAACGCCCAGGCACTATTTCAGGATAACAAGTAAAGACCATAGGGTTTGGGATGTTTGAGAGAATACGGCTAAAGACAATATGATCGCCAAGACCGCTATTAAGTACCACAATGGTTTTATCAGAGTGTCCGACAATATTTCTAAATATTTTTTCATCATGTTCATACATCTCCTGTTTTGTTTCTGCTCTTATACCGCCTTCTGGGTTTTTCATGTGTAATGAATTTGCATTAGAAACAGTTAAAATCTTATATCCTTTTTTAAATAACCCATAAGTAAATAATGTTTCTTCCCTATGCGCCACTCTTGATAGCCCAAGATTGTAGTCATGCACTCCAGCCCGATATAGGAATGAACAATGCAGATGCTCTACTTCTTTTGTTTGCTTTATATAATTCCATTGAATATTCGGTTCTGAGCAAATATCTGCAATTTTGCCAGTAGATTTGCTTGTATCAAATAGATTTGGCGGGGTCAATATTGCTCCCCCAACTGCGCCCACATTTTTTTTATTTATATGGTTTAAAAGATTAGCAAGGACATTAGGTTCGGGGATGCAATCATCATCACATCGCCAAACCCAATCGTAACCCATTGTATTAGCCCTTTGGTGAATATGATGCTGTCCTTTTTTTTCAGCAAATACCCATTCCCAAGCTATCTTTTTAATATCTAACATCCGAAAGAAATATTGATAAATCATTTCTTCACGCATATCTTTAGGCTCATCATTATCATCAAATATCACCAACTTATCTGGTGGCGTAGTTTGATGAATAATGGCTTGAAGGACTAAAGGTAGAGTAGTAAAGTATCGCCCTCTAGTAGCGACTGAACATAAAATCTTAGGCATTGTCCCACCTACAAAGCATTAGATTACAGCGGTTTTCAGGTGTAACCTCTTGCATTACATCTGATACTTTGCCATGTTCATTGATATAAGAAAATGTAAACTTTGGGAAACATTCTTCTGTAAGTCCATGAATTTTATGATGTTCTCCCCAGAATCCTTTTGGCTCATTGTGCGGCACAGTAATTAAAAGTCTGTGGCAATGCTGTTGTAGCTTTTTTACAATTTCCAGCCCATTATCAAGATGCTCAATGACCTCAAATGCAATGATAGTGTCGTAATCACCCAGTTTGTAATCATTGATGTTGGCTTGCTCAAATTCACGCTTATAACCCCAATCTTGTTCTTTAGCCACAGAAACAATAATAGGATCGTAATCTAAACCTAAATAATTAATGTTGTTGGGAAAAAATTGAGAACCATAGCCAGTTGAGCAACCAATCTCTAGGATATTGTTGCCCCATAGATGTTTATTAGCCCAAACATATCTTGTAATTTCTCTTGGAAATACTGGATCACCATTGAGAAATACGGCTCTTTCATAGTTATTTGAAAGCCGCCATTTGTACCATTCAGAATTATATTTTTTGGCTAATTTGAGTTGATTTAATAAGAACTTATTATCCCAATCTGGGACTAACTCTGAATCATGCATTGTTCCTTCAGCACGATGATAGATTGGATAAGTGCCATTGTTGCCGCACTCATGCAATTCAAATCCAGCTTGTTGTGCTTTTAGGCAAAACTCAATATCTTCATTGCCACCAGTTTCATATTCTTCATTAAGCAATCCAATAGTATCAAAGACTTTGCGCTGAATCATTACACAAAAAAAGATTAAAAACCATTTTTGAGTGATATCAGAATATTGTGGAAGAACGCCAGAGATACCATCTTTATCTAACAATTCAAGCCATTTGTTATTACTTTGTTCTAACAAAACTGTATCGTTATTAAGCAATACAATTTTGTCGGCTGTAGAAATTTTAATGCCAACATTAATTGCTTTGGCAAAGCCTAATGGAGCATCACTCCAAACAATTTTAAGATTGGGAATTACTAGATTATCTAAGTATTGTTTAGTGTTATCAGTACAACCATTAGCCGATATGACCAACTCTACATCAGTCATATCGGTGTATTTGATTATGGAATCAATACAGGGTTTAAGGTATTTGTCGCAGTTGTTATATGTTGGTATTACTATGCTGTATTTCATCTTGTCCTATCGTATTAAACAATTACCCAGGTACTCCCCGTACTTACTGTAACAGTAATGCTAGTATTAATTGTAATTGGTCCAGCAGAGTGAGCATTATAGTTTGATGGAACAGTATAGTTTGCCGCCACAGTTTGTGAATTTACAAAAAATGGGGTTGTTGCTTGGAATACTGGCGAATAAGTTGTACCTGGTGCTGTCGGATTAAAATAAATAGCTTCTGTACTTGATCCATAAGCTGTTTGATTTGATCCTAAAGCTGGAACTGCTACTAAATAATATGAAGTATTACTTGTTGTGTTTGTAGCATTAATTGTAGTAGATGGACCAGCAGAGCCAGAAAATCCTGAGAAGCCCGATGTACCAACGCCACTATAACCGCTAAAACCTGATGTCCCAACGCTACCATTTGTCCCGCTGTACCCGCTAAAACCCGATGTGCCGTTGCTACCATTAGCCCCACTATAGCCTGAAATGCCAGAGCCAGAGTAGCCAGAAATCCCACTTCCGCTAAAGCCTGACCAACCCGAAATTCCGCTTCCTGAGAAACCTGATATACCACTTCCTGAATAGCCCGACCAACCCGATATTCCGCTTCCGCTAAAGCCTGATATTCCGCTTCCGCTAAATCCGCTTATACCGCTACCTGAAAATCCGCTAAAGCCCGATGTTCCCGATCCCGAAAATCCTGATATACCCGAACCGCTAAATCCAGAAATACCGCTTCCAGAATACCCCGAAAAACCCGATGTCCCAATATTTCCAT